GAGGTGAAGAGAGTCCTCGCCCCCGGAGAAATTCGGGGGCGGGGTTGATTCGAAAATGTTGGCTTTCGACACAGAGACCTTTTTAATCCAACCGGGTAATCTCGCCCCGGATTTGGTTTGCATTTCGTACGCCGAGCCTGATTACGGCGTACGGCTCGAACACGCGATTGACGGATCTCCGACGTTTCGGGCGGCGGCAGATTGTGCGTTCGCGAAGAACGAACCGTTGATCGGCGCGCACGTCGCTTACGACATGGGTGTCATGCTCGCGCACGATCCGACACTCGGCGAACGCATCTGGAAGCTCTACGATCTCGGGCTCGTGCATGACGTGATCATTCGTCAGAAAATGATCGACATCGCCAGGGGTTGCTACCGAGGTTTTCGCAAAGACGAAATCGGCAAGACGTATCAGATCGGCTACAGCCTCGCAGAACTCGCGAAAAGACACCTCGGTCACGATCTGAGCAAAGGTGAAGACACCTGGCGTCTGAGGTACTCCGAGCTCTACGAAGTGCCTTTATGCGAGTGGCCGAAGGAGGCACGCCAGTACGCCGAAGACGATGCTGTTGCGACGATGGCCGTCTACCAAGCGCAAGAAGCCGATGCGGCGTTGCTCTTGGACGAGCCCGCGAGGTGTCGGACGGCCTGGATGCTCCACCTCATGTCTTGCTACGGGATCAAGACGGATCCGGAAGCCGTCGCGGCGTTCGTTCAGACGACGGAGCGACGCATCGAAGAGATCAAAGGGCTTTTGCAACAGCACGGTTTGATCCGTGCAAAAGGGACGCGAGACACTAAAGCCGCGAAGGCTTTCATGACTCAGGTGTGTCAGACCAAAGGGCTACCGATCGCGAAGACGGACGGGGACGACGTCGCTCTGGACGATGCCGCATGCAAGGCGACCGGAGATCCGATTCTCCGTGCGTACGCCGACTACTCCAGCTTGGCGAAGGTCGTTTCGACGGATCTGCCGATTCTCTTGAAGGGCGTTCACAAGCCGATTCAGACTCGCTTCGAGCCGCTTCTCGAAACAGGAAGAACGTCGTCCAGCGCGCCCAACATTCAGAACATCAAACGTCTTGCCGGAATGCGAGAGTGCTTCCGCCCTCGTCGTGGGTACGTCTACGTCGACGCGGACTACGGGATGCTCGAACTTTGCACGTTTGCGCAAACGTGTCTTTGGTGGTTCCACAGGTCGCGCATGGCGGAAGTTCTGAACGCAGGACAAGATCCGCACTTAGACTTCGCGGCTCAGATCCTTGGCATTACGTACGAGGAAGCGAAGGCGCGTCGAAAAGCCGGTGACAAGGAAGTGGAGCAACGGCGTCTCGTGGCCAAGGGCGGAAACTTCGGTTTCCCGGGAGGTCTCGGCGCAGAGAGTTTCGTCGAATACGCCGCATCGTCGTACAAGGTGAATTTGACGATTGATCAAGCCAGAGACCTGAAAAGCTTCTGGTTGCGACAGTGGCCCGAAGCGAAGTTGTATTTCGAACACATCGGAAGCCAAGAACAAGGAGACAGCGGCAGAGTGTCTCTTCAACGCTTCGTTACCGGGTCGTGGCGTTCGAACATGTCGTACACGGTCGCGTGCAACGATCCGTTCCAGAGCTTGGGCGCGACGGCAGCGACGTGGGCCGGGTACGATCTCGCGCGAGCGTGTTACCACGAGCAGAATCACATTCTCTTCGGCTCACGCCCTGTCAACTTCATCCACGATCAGTATCTGGTCGAAGTGCCCGACGACGAGCGCGCGCACGATCGTGCGATGACCGTGGCAGACATCATGGTCCAAGCGGCGAAGCGGGCGATTCCCGACGTGACACCGAAGGTAGAGCCCCTCTTGTGTCGGTATTGGAGCAAAGACGCGAAAGCCATTTACAAGGACGGGAGACTTGTTCCGTGGTCCTCGTAGCGATCGATCCAGGCAAAGTGACAGGCGTGGCGGTGTTTCAAGATGGAGTACTTCACCGTGCGACCGCTTGCTCGCTCGAAGAATGTCGGCTCTTCATAGAGAACGAGCAGCCCGGAGACTGCATCATCGAAGTCCCTCAGATTTATCCAGGTCAGCAGCAGAAGGGCGATCAGAACGACTTGATCAACCTAGCCGTCACGGTCGGTCGGTACGCCGATTTAGCAATAGCCTGCGGATTTCGTGTAAAGTTGGTCAAGCCTCGTGAGTGGAAAGGGCAGCTCCCCAAGGACGTGTGCTGGAACCGTGTACGCGAGACACTGACGTCCCTCGAGCTCGGCAACATGGAAAAGGTTCCGAAGTCTCGAGCGCACAACATGCACGACGCGATCGGTTTGGGTACTTGGTTCCAGAAAAGGTGGCGATGATGGCGAAAAAGCCCATGACGTTGAAGGCGTGGTTCGAGAGCACGCTTCCGGAAGGCATGACGAAGACGGCTTACGCCAAGTTCTTGGCGGACAAGTCCGGTGGCAAGATCGGAATGTCGACGATCTTGAACACGTTGAAAGGGCACCGACTCACGGGCTACGCCAAGGGTAAGGCGATCAGCGACCTCACCGGTGGCAAGGTCCCGCTCACGGAGATCGTAGAAACATGATCGAGGTACAACGCCCGCACGACCTCGAGAGCGCCGCAACACTCACGGAGCTTTCCACGTCGCTCCAGGATCTTGCGTGCACCGCCGAAACGTACCCAGGAATCTGTGACGCTTTGATCGATGTTAAGGCGCGGGTGAACGGTTTGATGGCGCAGCGTGAGACGGTGCTCGGACCGCTTCGAGATGCCGAGCGTGCGGTGCGTGAGTGGTTCCGAGCTCCGCTCGAGACGTACCAGATGATCGAAACTGTTCTGAAACAACGCGTCGCCGGGTACCAGGAAACACTTCGTCAGGAGAAGTACGCGGCTATCGTCGCAGCCGGACAGGCTCCAACGCCAACGGCCATGGCGCAATTGACGGCGCTCGCCGTTCCGCCGACGCCTGCCGCGATTTCGTTCCGTAAGACGTGGGAGGTCGAGATCACGGATCCGAACTTGGTGCCTCGAGAGTACCTGTTGATTGACACGGCGGCGTTACGCAAGGTCTGTCAAGCAACCAAGGGGCAAATCCAAATCCCGGGTGTGCGCTTCGTTCAACGCGAAGGTGTGGCGGTTGGAAGTTGACAAGATCGCCGCCCTGTTACCTGGATGAGGACGATCCCCCGCTTCCGGTGGCTTGCATCCACCTGAACGCAACTCGAGCGCCCAATCCGAATGGGGTATTGATGAGCCGGTTACGTCGGTGCACCCGGGGCATTGGTGGACTCTCCTCGACGCGTGGTGCCTCGAGAGCAGCGCGAGGCGCTTCCGGAGCCGCAACGACCGGCGGCTCTGCCGGGGGCTCCGGGGCGGGATAGACCGGCTCGAGAATAGGCGCTTCGGTCTTTGCTACCGGCGACTCTTCAATCGGCTCCGGATGCCCCGACGAGCGCGTCAAAACCGTGGCTTCTTGACTCAGTTTCGGCTGGCTATCTACCTTTGGGTTCACGGCCGGAGGAATGAGACGAACCGTTGGTTTTTTTACCGGTTCCGCTGCCTTGTGGGTGTTATGGGCCTGATTTTTCTTGTGCGACATTCGAGTGGATCAGAGCAATCAGCGTGCCGTCACCCTCGTCTCGAAAAAGAGAGACCGCATCCCCCGTCGAAAAGGAATGCGGTCGGGAGCGTGTGCTCGGAGCCGAAACATAGCGGCAACGGAAGAGGATGTCGAGTGGTCACGGTGTACCTCCAATGCCGGCAGCGCGAGCAGCGTCACTGATGCGCTGAGCGCAGTACCACTCGCTCACGCACGGGGCGCCACGCGGCATCCCGCACGCGCGACACGGAACGTCGAGCGGATGAAAGCCGCCATAGCCGTAACGCTCACTGCGTTGTTTGCGCCACGTCTTCCAGGTTTGGAGGAGTGCACCGAGGAAGGTCTTGCTCACGGCGGCCTCTTCGAATGCGGGCAATCCACCGCGTGACGCCACGCAAGTCTAGGGTCCAGTACGAATGGTGGCCCGGATGATGCGCCGCAGGTACAGAACACCGGAGAGGCCACGAGCGCCTCTCGTTTCTCGAGCTGTCGTCGCCGGCATCGCTCGATGACCTCCGGCTGTTGTACGCGCTCGAGTTCTGTCTCGAATTCCGCGTCGGCGTCCACCTTGAGCGCCGTCGCTGCCGCGTACAACGTCACCATGCTCCCGGCGATCTCTTGCGCAGGTTCACCAGAGGACGGCTGAAGACATAGTCGACGAGGCGATGAATCGTCGCGACGTCCAGCTTCACGGCTTGCGCGAGCTCGAGGATTTCCTCCACGGCGCGGAGCGCGCGTTCTGGGATGTCAGACGCCACTGCATCGCCGAAAGTCGAACGCACCCAAGCGTTGACACGATCTTGTCGATCATCCGTCATGACGCGCACCAGCACCAAACTAGGATGAGCGCGGCGAGAAGCACGAACCCTGCGAAGTAGATTGCGTTCACGGAGTACTTGCTGGGAACGCGGAACACGTAGTCGCGTTTCGTCATACGCGCTCCGTCATGGTACGAACGAGAGTGTCGACGCGAAGTGCAGCAAGCCCGAACTCCGTCGGCCAGAGTATCAAGTGCTCGACGGTAGCGGGGCCTGTCCAACGAAGCACAGCCCGCTCTTGTTCGATCAAACGCGCCGCGATGGCGCGGATGTCATCGTTCGCGCGTTCTGCGGCTCCTTCCGGATCTTGGATCACAAGTTCTTCCAAGAGTCTTCGTTCTTCCGGCATGAGCCCGCGCATCACGCGAGCCCGACTTTCTGCTTCTTCCCAAAAATCCGGTCGTGTCCTTCGCGATACGCCGGAGTCGCGACTTGCGCCGGTCCCGCTTTGTAGACGCTCGTTAACTTGCGCCACGTGCCGCAATCGCACGTCGCTTCATCGGCGATGGCGAACTCCGCGCCGGGTGGTATCGGGGCGCCTTCTTTCGCCGGGCTACACGTCGCTTGCGTGATCTCGCCGTCGGGAGAGCGACGGACGCAAGCGAATAGGCCCGGTGAGATCTCGGGACCGATCGAGATCTCCTCGTGTTTGTCTTCGCTCGGGGCGAAGCGATCTTTTGCGCCGCGTTTCATTCGTCTTCCTCTTCCTCTTCCTCTTCCTCTTCTTCGTCTCCCTCAGCCTCTTCGCGCTCCTCGCGCTCTTGGTCTTCGAAAATTTCTTTCGCTTCTTCTCGAAGTTCTTCGATCCGCCCCTCGGCGTCCTCGAGTTGTTCGATGTGGTCGGCGAACGAAGTGACGCTGTCGACCTCGAACGGTTCGGTGATTTGAAAACCGGTGTAGAGGCTCAGGTCTTCGGCAGAGCTTGCGTAATCCTCGAGTTTTTTCGCGATTCTAGCGTCTTCGGCAGCGAATCGTTTGGCTAGCACCGTGAATTCACGTGAGGCGACGCGAGCAAGTTTGATACGAGATCGGAGGGCCTCCTCGTAAGCGTTCACGAGCTCTTCGCGTTTCTCCGCGTCTTTCTCGGCTTCAGACATCTGGGGTGCTCGCGGCCGCAATGTGCTCTTCGGTCGCTGTGATGGGGACTGGCTGAGTGTGCTGATCACGAAGACCGAACAGTTCGATGTAGTAGTCGCGTTCTTTCGTAACCCGCGCGATCTCTTCGCCGAGCACCTGACGAACGGTGGCGACCTCTTTTTCGAAGGCAGCTTGCGCTTCGGCAAGCTCGTTTTTTTGGTTTGGCTGTAAAATCCTCGCTGCTGCTTTCTCTCGCTCTTCGACTGACATCGACCAGGACCAGGGTGGTCCTGGTGCGTCTTGATTATTTGAATCTACACGTGATGGTGTTGCCGCTGCGTCTTTGACGGCCTCTTCGAGCACATTCGTCATCGCGGCAAAATCGCCGACCAATAACGCGCTCAGGTACTCGGAGAGCACGCTACCAAAATCAGATTCGATGACCCGATGTGCGTGCGCGCGCCAGACGACGTCTGTTTTTATCGACGGATCCTCGTGGAGCTCGTAGAGATCCATCCGGTTCAGTTCGCGCTCGGTGTACCAGAGTGCCGACTTGAATTCTCGGAGCGGTGTCTCGGTGGACTTGAGGCCGCAACGCCACAGGTACTTCACGGCGTTGCCGAGATTGAGTGGAAGGTGCTCGATTAGCTCGATGGCTTCGAGGCCGCTCGGGTGCGCGGTGTACCAACTAGGGTGGTTCACGCGCGCTTCTAGTGCTTCGTCATTCATTTTCAGTCTTCCTCGCACGGACACCGATCGAAGTCGTGCTCGAAGTCGCAAGCGTCGAAACCCTTCGAATAGCCGTGTCGCCGGCCGAGCCAGTACCCAAAGAAATAGATTGCGAAAAGCGCTGCGTAGATCATGTGTCTTCACTGACGGTCGCGAGGCCGCCGATCTTCAGTGCGATCTGCCCGATGTCGGTACCTCGCGAAATTTCGCGATCGATTCGCCGCACCGCGGAGATGACCGTCGTGTGATCGCGGTCGAGCATGACTCCGATTTCCGGTAACGAGGGTTGTGGCGACCACGTCTTACGGATCACCCACATGACGACGTGGCGTGCGGCAGTAGGACTCTTTGAGCGGTTCTGTTCGGTGATGTCGTTGGGCTCGAGATAGAACCTCTCAGCGACGTCGTGGATGAGGGTTTCTAGTCGCGGGTTCTTGTGCAGGTATTTTGCACGTGGCGGCGCGAACGACTCAACAGGCGCAAGTAACCCTTCGGGTGGAGCCAATGGCCACGACCTTTCGATGTTCGACGGATGCGAGAAGAAGGAAGCCTAGACCAAACCGTCGGGCGAGATCAAGTGCCACGTTGAGATTGTCAGACACGGCCGGAAAGCGTATACCGAGAGGCGTGAAGAACGACGAAATCGTCTACGCCCGAGTACCCGCAGAACTCAAAGAAGCGCTCGAGAAAAAACGGCGAAGCATGAGCAAAGCCGGTGGCGCCGAAATCAAGACGAGCGCGGTCATTCGTGCAATTCTGGAAAAAAGCTTGCGCCCGGTTAAAAATTCGGAACGAGCGTAAAAAATCGGTCACGCATCGAGCAGCTGGCTAACCGATCTCGCCGAACGAAAACTCGGCAAAGGTGCAACCGTTTACGTCGTTGGCGACGAATGGGTAGCCGAGCGTATCGATCGCTCCGGTCGCACGCGCACTACCGGCGGCACCCGTGACATCTTGGTCTGGTTCCTCGAGCAGTTCCCAGATCAACAATGTTGACGAATTTCCAACATTGTTGTAGTCTGGTGGTCGCCCCTTAATAGGAGACCCGAACATGGCTTCGAAGAAAAAGAAGAAAAAGGCCGCGAAGAAAGTCGCGAGCCGCGAGAAGCGCAAATGCGCCGTGTGCCGCAAGCTCGGCCACAACAAGCGCAGCCACGAGCCCGGCGGCAAACTGGCGGCATGAGCGCGTTCATCGGCGCAGCGAGGGGGCCGAACCACAACAGCCCGT